ATCGACCTTGAACCTTTAATGTTGACCCATTTTCATCCACTATAACCTCCCCGGTTAACGGATTAATGAAGGTAAACCAAGCACCGCCCTTTTGTATTACACCATCTACAACACACATATCCACCAAGTCAGATAAAGCATCAATACCATAATCATACATTAGTGTATAATAACCCAATCGCCTATCTGGTTTAAATGCTTTGGTTTTCTTTATATCCATACATACCTTATTACCGGCAGGGGATTCAGAACCTCTGGCAATCTTATCCCCATCTGAATCCACGAAGTCCCCCTTCTGGAATATAATTCTAAGTGAAGCATTATGTTTCCACGCCTTACCACCTGGGGTTGAAATACCCCCATATGGACTGCTTAAATTATCTCGAACCTGGTTTATACCAATTAAGGTACACCCGGTTTTCTTACAAGAAGCATTCGCCTTTTTGCTAAAGAGTGTTAGGGGCATTGAAATTCCGCCATAGGTTTTTTGTTCAATACTCTTTTCATAAGCCTGGGCGGATATCATAACACCCAAACTGTCAATAACCACCAATCCCAATTCCTCAGTTTCAATGGCCCTAATTAAATCCTCAAAAATCTCTTCGGCATTCTGACCCTGTGCCTTATAAAAATAAATCTCAGATATATCCAAACCGAGCTTATCACACCAATCGGCATCCAGCGTGTTTTCAAGATCAGCATATAGGATTTTCTTTGGTCCCATGGTATTAAGTTCATCCAGGCGTATAACCTGCTGCTTGCTGGGCTTTTCTATCTGTTTTAAACTGTCCACCTCCTCCTGCCATTCATTTTGAAATACCTGCATGGCATTAACACAAATATCCAAAGCGGTGGTTGTCTTACCAGAACCCTCTTCTCCAGCAAACTCAATTATCCTACCCCGAGGAATGCCCCCATAGGTCATATAATTGGCCCTTGGGGAAGAAAATGGTATACGTTTTACTTCTGGTAATTCTGCCCCCAGGGATATTATCTGTTCCCCATAACTTTTATTTATTTCCTTCATCAAGTCCTGTAAACTTCTCTTATCAGCCATTAATAAGCCCCTCCCCCAACATTTGAAACACCCAATTCAGCAACCCTGACATTCATTATCTTCTTTGCACTTTGCATTATTTCAAATGCCATATCGGTTTTGTTCTTTATAGTTTTATAAGCATTTGAATAAATAATCTGTATTAATTCCTGCTTATAAGACTCTTCCTCTGCTTTTATTTTCTTTACAGAAACAGCACCTTCCTCACCTAAAAATGCCTCCCTAAATACTTTATTCCTTACAGATTGGGCCACATCCTCTTTGGCCCCAATCTTTTCCAGATTTGTATTCACCCAATATAGTAATGTGGGTATTTCCAGTATAATACCCTCCAATTCATAATCCGGCAAATGGGACATATCTTTAGGCAGTCTATCCACGTAATCGTCTAACTCCTGTGTAATGTCATTAACGATTTCTTTTACAACCTCATCAATAATTTCCCACTGGTCAATTATATCGGTTGATTCAGTTAGCAATTCACTCTTTGTAAATACCTTTGGTGGAGACATAAGTGTTACACACTCCTTTTACATAGTGAAGCATAATCACAATAACGGCAAAGTTTTTTACCAGCATCTATTGGCATAGGAGGAACTTGTTTAAGTTCCACATATGTATCACAATTTTGTATCCGTCTTATTACTAATTCCTCCCTTAATTCCGGGGTGACATTGAATAGATAACATTTCCAGGTACAAAAATCACGGGATTCATACAAGAATAGTACATCATTTAACCCAAGTGCCAGGCTATATGCTGATGCTTGCGTCTGGTGTTCGGGATCCACCCCGTCCCTACCCATGGATTTGGTTGAAACCTCAGTTTTAATTTCAAGTATGTAGTACCTTCCCTTATAACGAATAATTCCATCACACATAAAACGAAGATTATATCTTATATCAAATAACTTCGTTTCCATGCCACTTTTACCCATTACCACGAGGTAATCCAAACCCCTCATTTTAATGAATTCTTCGATATCCACATATTCACAATCAATACCGTTGGCCTTCATGTGCATGATATGTTTTTGAATGTATTCATGAGCGGCAGTTCCACTTTCCCCTATTCTGGTTCTTTCAGCGGATGCCTTAGATAGGTCTTTTTGTGCCCCTATCCTTTGAAAATACATACTCCGACAGCAATTCATCGAACTGGGTTTATAGCAATTTGAACTTTTTCTAATGCAGTCAGAAAACAATTCCTTTTTATCCGGATTTTGCAATATATAGTCTTCAAAAGAATCAACATCAAAGGTCTCCTTTACCTTGATAAAGGAAGCCCAAGTATTTAAATCATCCTCTGAATATTTATCATCGTCTGTTAATCGCAATTCCTTTACTTTTTCGAGCAGCAATTTCTTGTCATAGGTTTGATTATCATAAGCTGCCTCTTCCAACTCAATGGACCTTTTTAAATCACCCATGAAGGAGCCCGCCACCGGGGCTCCTCCTGTGGATTCCATTATTAGTCTATGCAAATTTAGTAAAGAACCACCCTTTGCCATAATTAGTCATCCTGTTCTGCAACAATGATTTGTACATTTTTGCCAGCAGAAATCTTAATACACTGGTTATTACCATAACTGAGCATAAATGTATCCTCCGGAACAGATTTCAGAGCCTTACGAAGATATCTGATGGATAATGGGGTACTATAATTACCCTCACTGGTTTCATTCGCTACATACCTAATTTTCTCTGAGCAGGTATGATTCTTGTTACTGAAAATAATACCATTGTTTTCAAAAGCCATATATACTGGTGGGTCAAGTTTTGTGGCATCCAGTTTATTGGCAAACAGATTTACACGGTCAAGGCATGAAAGAACCTCGGCAGCACTTAGAATACATTTCTTGGGGAAATTGGTATCCAGGTACACGGAAAGCAGATCTACCGGGTAATCATATTCATCACCAGTCCTACCATGTATATACCCATAAATATCAATATCATGGGAACCTATATGTATATAGGTATCCTCTTTTTCCTTATAAATATCTGCCCCAACCTTATATGGGTTACCCTCAACATCTGTTTTGGGGAATAGTTTCATTAGATCAAGAAATTCACGGGAGCAGGTTGTTTCTACACCAAATGTCTTAACATCATTAAAACAAACCGCTATGGCATCTCCGGAAACTGCCTTCTCTGTATCAAAATAGTAATCAACCAATGCTCTTGACTTACTATAATCCTCAGCAAGGAAAAGACTGTTTGAATCAATTACAGACATAACATTATCAATGGAAACAGTATTGGTCTGTATAGTATTATTCGGGTTGGGCAGTACCGGCTGAGGGAACTCAATTACCTCGCCCTCTTCCTCATCTGTGGCAACCATCAGAATATAATCGCCATTTCCATTTACATGGAAAGTATTACCCTGAACATCAAACGATATGGTTTCAGTTGTAATTTTTGATACAAGGGCTTCCAGAGAATATATATCTGCGCATACAAAAGAGCTATTATCTCCCTGAACACCCCCGGCTCTAACCTTCAGAAAATGTGAACTGTCAGTGGTGGTAATTTGAAGAACCCCATTCTGGACTTCCAATAGACCCATCTTATCAATGGGCCTATAAATCTTTCCGGCTGCACCACTACCACACCCCATGACCGCTTTATTTAGCAGGTCTTGCATCACATTGGTATTTACTGTGAACATAAATTTAACTTCCTCCTCTGTTGTTATATATTTACTTTTTATTTATTAAAAAGCTCTTCTAACCTTGTTGGGACCAATACATACAATACTTCATCCTGATAATACTTTTTGCCATCTATATTATTGTTGTAATCCTCCTCGGTACCAACCCAAATAAATTTCACATTTTTTAAATACTGTGTGGTTTCCTCGTCATTTGGTATACTGGGGTTAAAGACATAATCAAATAACTTCATGGTTATTTTATTTACTGGTAATATCACCCCACCCATATACTCTTGCTGAACCCATTTTAATTTCTCTGGTCCCAAAAACTCATTGATGCAATGTTTTATGGCCATATAAATCCCCCTACAATAATTTCTTACCCTTCTGTAAAGACAGTCTTTCTACACCCAATACCTCCGCCATTTCGTCCAAACATTGGTGGGCTGCCTGGGGAAATCTCTGAACATTCACCCCAGGGCTACCCTCTTGAAAAACTCTCTTATAAACTTCCAAACCTGGTAAATTATACTGTAAACCCAGTTTATTTATTACCTCACGATTTCTGGCAGTTGGTATAAATGTAAAAATTTTCTTTTCCCAACAATCACCAAACTTATTCAAAAATTTCAGTAACCTTTTTTCAAACAACTCCTTATACAATTCGTCTGTACTGGAATTGCCATGTGCATCATATTGCATAAATGGCCAGCAGTATGAATATTCCATAGGTATGATACCCCCATTTGAGCATATAATTAAATCACAACAATGCCCAAAATCATTATAGAAAGCAGACCATTTTTTTGATTTTATATATGGTCTTGAACTGGTACATAGACTAAATATGGCATATTTATTTTGTGGTACATAGTCTGCCATAATTCTATCCAAAGCAACATCAATAATGGGGTTCTTTAATAATACATCCTCCCCAACTAAATCCTCGTCTGGGCATCTCTCACTCTTTTTAAATAAAAATGACTCCCTTTTATAATTTATATCCTTTGGTCTCATAGTTAATACCCCCTTCCTGATATCTTAATTATACCAACATACAACCATTTGGTTACCCTTAACTGTTTATCAAGTTAGTTACCTCATTCCTTAAATCCGAATTAGACTTAAATAAACCGGTAACTCTTGAACTAATAAATACGGCATCAGGACCGTCCTTTTTAACTCCTCTGGAGGTAACACAAGCATGCTTTCCTTTAACCACCACCATTACATCTGGTGATTTTGTTACCATTGAAATAATTTCGCAGATATCTTGGCATAGATTTTCCTGAATTTGGAATCTTCTGGCTGCCATCTCCGCAATGCGGTATACCTTAGACAACCCAATAACCTTTCCATCCTTTGGTATATATGCTACAGCAACACTCATATCATACATTAATGCTATATGATGTTCACAATGACTGAATACCGGTATTCCCTTTATCAGCTGTAAATCATCCCCATATCCATCGAAGCATGTGTTGAACTTTTCTGCTATCTCTTCATTGGTATATTGCATACCCTCAAACCATTCGGCACAAGCCTTGGCATACCGTTCGGGAGTCTTTACCATACCTGGTCTATCCGGGTCATCCCCCAAAAGTATAATCAACTTCCTACACAGTGTTTCGATTTTCTTTAGTTTTGCTTTTGTAAATAACTGCTTCATATTATACACCTCGCATATTCGGGTCCCAAATTAATTTATGTATCTGTATATTTAATTTAGCTTTTGGCATTTTTTTGAGTATAAATTCGGTTATGTCCCTCAATGACAATTCACCACCCCATACCGGTGACAGGTATATTAAAGGCCTTGTTTCAGATATCTGCAACATATCATATATAGATTTTGCACATTTCAAATCTTCCTGCGTACCGACTACAAATTTTAAACAATCCTCAGATGTGTAATCCATATACTTCGGATCGCACATAAGAGATTGCATCCCACTGCTTGGACATTTGTAATCATATGTGCAAAACAAATTATATTCCCTAAGTTCCTCTGGGCATTTATTAACACCATTGGTTTCAATATTAATATAAAATCCCGCTGTATGTAAGACCTTTATTAACTGTTCAAGCTCCTGTAAATAATCTGCGCAAGGTCTATTGGGGTTATCAGTGTAAAGGGGTTCTCCTCCGGTTATGGTGACATTTTGTGTTTTGCCCCCACTGACTTTAATAACTTCATGTAAAATTTCGTTTACACTCATTTCTTTAAAATCGTTACCCACACAAGCATATTGTGAATCACAGTAAAGACAACTTATGGAGCAGAGGAATTTACGTATAAATACACAAGGTTCTCCAACTCTCTTACCTTCACCCTCAATGCTATAAAAAATTTCAGAAATCCTCATAGACTAACTACCCCCCACTGTTTATAAATAGGATGCTGTTCATTATAAACCTTACAACAGTTGTTGCTACTTTCCCATAATTCAACTGAATAAATAATATCCGGTATTTGATTTATAATCCACTCACCAAGAATTTCGGTAGTGGTGTTGGGAACATCTTTAATGAGATTATTCAAGTAGCTATGGTCAAGTACCGTTTCAATCTTGTTTTTTATGTGGTTATAATCAATAACCATTCCCTGGGCATTTAATTTATTTGAAGCACATATTATTTCGGCCCTATATGAATGTCCATGTAACTTGCAACATTTTGATTCATATGGTAAGTCAAGTCTATGTGCGGTATGAATTTCAAGGTTTTTCTTGACTACATATAACATATACTTAGAACCTCCCAATGGTATATAATCCTTACTTATATTACTTATTCCGGCAATTTTCTTAACATTTTAATAACATAATTGGTAATGGGAAATACCACAACTTCAAATAATGTCTTAAAAGTCGCTTGCGCTACTATCATAATTGTCAGATCCTTAATGGGCATGGAGGAAATGATGTAATCACCTTCTATGGTAACCTCCTGTCCGTCCTTTTCATTTTGTTATGGAACCCACCAAATATGCCACCAAACTGGCAATTAAAACCCTCCAAGTAGAACTTAGGGTTATTGCAAAGGCATCAGCACCCACCGTGGCATAGTCTGGTGCCGGAAGAAGAATTGCTACATTATAACAAATAACAGCCAAGAGATTTATAACAAAACCAGTATAAATAATCTGTTTTGCTTTTATAAATCCAAATATCTCAGCCATAACATCGTTAACTATATAAACCACCGGAAATATAATTACCGCCGTGGGTAATACCAACCCCAAAAATGTAAATGTCTTTGCTGCCAGAACATTTGATATTAACAGGCACCCAACGAAAAGTCCGGTCAGTATATTAAATAGATTCGTCTTTGTTTTAAACATATCTTTTATCATAATCAATTAACCTCATATTCTATAGGGTCTGTCGCCCCATTAATTTTAAATGCCTCAAGTCTATCAATGCAGGTACCACATTTACCACAGGCTTTATCAGCCCCCAAATAACAAGACCATGTCTTATTATAAGGAACTTTGAGCTTTAAACCACACGCCACCACTTGACCCTTATTATCATTGACGAATGGTGCCACAATGTTAATTTTACCATATGTACCGGTACTTATGGCCTTATTCATACTCCGAATAAAATCCAAACTACAATCAGCATAAGCATTTCCTGCGGCATCATCGGCGTGGGCCCCAATAACAATATCAGTTTTTGCATCAGGATTCAAGGAAAATGCTAAAGATGCCACTGCCGAAAGCATTAATCCGTTTCTAAAAGGTACATATGTTGAAACCATACCGGATTTATCCCTGGTAACTTGTTCGGCATAACTGGACAACTCCACCTCTTGTGTGCTATTTTGCATTAATGGGCAATTACTATATTTTAATATTTCGGAAATATTTAAAACATAATGTTTCACCCCATAATACTCGGCAATATCTTTTGCACATTGCAATTCCTTTGAATGTTTCTGTCCATACCAAAAACTGACTGTACTTACGTGGGACTTATCAAAATGATCCAAAGTATAAGCCAGGCAGGTAGTGGAATCAATACCACCACTGTTTAATACAATAGCCCTGTCCCCTTGAAATAACTGAAATTCCTTTGTTTTGTCCATAACATTTTGCCACTTTCTTATGTATTTTTAACCAAATCGGTTAAATTATAAACTATTATACGTATAAATGGTGAAAATTTCAACTAAAATAGTGTTTTTTGTTTGGGTTTTGCATGTTTATTGTTAATACCCTTAAACTGATCATGTATTATGGAAACATTAAACAAGCACCGTTTAACATAATTTGTAGTTAACTCCTCAAAGGAGAATCCATATTTATCAAACACCCCCATCAACCTTTTTTGTTGTTCAGGAACGATGTTTGAAAAGTTTTCTTTTACATGTGTCTGCTTTTCACTTATATTTATATATCTTCCATCCTCATCTCGCACCCTACCCTGGGCCCCATGTATAATCCAAGTGGTACTATCAGCAGAGGTAATGGGATACTTTTTACATAATTCCAAATCAGTCATTCCAAAAGCATGAACCTTTACATTGGGGTTACTGCTTCTAAAAATCTCGGTATAACACATTTGCAAGAATTGATCCCTGGCTTGTCTGGGTTTACCCACCATACCACCCAAGGCCATATATTTTATCTTATTGCCCTGTTCATCTGTCCATTCAAGTGCATTCTTTAAAAACTTAATAGGTTCCCCAATATGAAAAGTGTAAAGAAGTATATCAGGATTTTTCAACCTCTGTCTCATGTAAATATAATTTTCCCAGGTACCCTCTGCCGCATGAAGTGTGTCCTCAAAAGTGGCACCATTCTTGATATGACCTGGAATTACGTCCATCTGACCTGCTGCTGTTATATAGTCACTTCTCTCATTTAACCATTCGATATAGGCATCCACATCAATGGTAACTCCTCGTGTCCAAGCAGAGAATGCACCACTGTCAACAATTAACTTTGAATTTTGTTTTCCTGTTTTTATTTTTTCAATATATTTATCAATATATTTTCGTTCTGAAAAATAACTAAATAACCGGTTTGCCCCCAAATTATAGATAAAATCATCTACTTCATCTGTTTGTGCCCCGGCAAAATATAAATCAAAGCTCATACATTCATCTCCTAATAAAAATCTCTTGCAACTTTGGTACCATCAATTAGACATTGTATATCCTGTTCACTTAGGGATTTTCCATACCACTGAACTTGGTATTCACAATCACATTTGAATGGCACAGACAAATTTGAAGCAGCCTGTACCATCAACTCTGACAATCTATTCCCAGCCTTTATGGCATATTCATATGGGGCCTCACCAATAATCTCATCGTGTACCGGAATTAACATCCTAAATCCACATTCTCGCATTATTGGATCTTTGTGAACCTTTATCATGGCAATCTTTGTCATGTCAGCGGCACTCCCCTGGATCCTACTATTAACGGATTGTCGTTCGGCTTCAGCAATTATACCACCATTGTCCTTAATTAGTATACCTTCCTTTTTGGCATCAGCAATAATTTCCCATTTTTTGGAACCCCAAGCCTTATTTAATTTATTGGTATAATAATCTATGATTTTAGGATCTATATAATCATTATCGAAATCATCTGAATTTTCATCAAAATCCAATGGATCAAAGTCATCACTAACCGTTCCGGCAACCCTACTAAATTCGTATTTTGGTAATTGTATGCCGGGTAATCTACGCTTTCTTCCCCATACAGTGTCAACATACCCCAATTCATATGCCATATGTTGGCAGTCATCCATAAACCTCTTTAATCCTGGGAAGGAGGTCATTACCTTATCATGAATCTGCTTGGCCTTTTGAGTTGATGTTCCTAACTGCTCAGCAATGGATTGTATACCTCTACCATACATGGTGCCTAACACAATGCTTTTAGCTTGTGAACGCAATTTCTTACCTTCAGGATTGGGGGAGCCATTAGGATAAAATTCCTGACAGTCCTCATATGGCACCCCAAAAGATATAGATGCTATTTCACAGTATAAATCCTTGCCTTCATTATAGGCCCTTAACATTTTTTCATCCTGCGACATATGTGTCATTATGCGTGGTTCCTGGGCGCTAAAGTCACTACTCACCAATAAATAACCTGGAGTTGCTATAAACAATTTACGAATTTCCTTACCAGGTCCTCTTGATGGTATATTTTGTAGATTGGGATCACTACTATTATGAGTGCAAACCCCATTCACAATATAATTATGATAATCTTTTACCTGAATGTCAAATACTCTATCTTTTGTATTCAGGTCAACCACCCTTTTAACTTTCAATACCGGGCACCCCCTTCAAAACGAACCCCTCTTGTATATCTTGGGCTTCCACATATTTCCCATCCTGACCCAAAAATCTATGATTTTTAGTACACTGAATGTTTATTTCCTTACCATCATCGTCCTCTATGCAAACCTGCATAATGTCTTCCTCTGGGTAATAAAATGCTGATTCGACAGTAGATATTACTCTATTGCCATCATCGTCCAAACAATACACTTCATCCCCGGCAGACAAACAACTTATCGGTATGTTACCATTTGGGGTTTCTATTGGTTCCAACCCAGACAGACAAGCATATCTGCCAGTAACTGTGCCAACCGGATTAAAGTTAGCGTGTATTCTATGTGTTTGTGGATTTACGTCACCAGGAAGTTTATCTACATAGGTGCTAATTAATTTCTGGGTTTCTCTATAATCCAATATAGTCTTTGCCACTGGATGGTCCATTCCTTTTATGGCGGTTAAGAGAATTGCAATTTGCTGTGGTGAACCAATGGAAATTGGATTGTCAAGTTTGCAATTTGCCCCCATTATTCTCCTGTATGAATTTATTTCGGCCTCATATTGTGAGGTGATTTTATGAAATTCATTTTCACGTTCAATCAATTGCTCATTATATTTTTTTGAAAATTCTTCGTCTAACCCAGTATCAAAATACACACCGGTATCTTCAAGTTCCACATTTACATCTACTAAGGGCATTTCAATATTCCAAAATACATCTGAGACCCCTTCCAGTTCACATTCTATATTACATGGATGCCCTTTTGTAAGATATGGTTCCTGAAATTTATATAATTCGTATGTTATTTCTGGGTCTCTTGCGGCATATAGATAACCAGTATTAATTGGGACATATATAAAATTGACATTATTGAACAAGTCTGAAAATTTAAAAGCGTCCTCTTTACCATCCAAGCAATATTTATTGTGTAGGGCCTTTAGATTGCATTCTTCTTCATTTTCATTCAAAAGTTTTGCCGCAATATATGAATCAAAATAAGCATTTAATTTTACACCCAGGGTGTGTTTTATAACTCTTATATCAAATTTGGCATTAAAGAATATTAGTTTCACATCATTATCCCGCAATCTTTGTAGCTGTTCAGCGCAAAATTGTTCGGATAATTGATTCTTTAATTTTGTAAATGTGATATAGTTACGATGATTTATCGGTATATAAGCGGCTTTCTCCCCGGGAGTGAAAATACTAAACCCCGCAATGGTTGTTGTCAATGGGTCCAAACTGGTGGTTTCTGTATCAATCGAACATATCTTATTTTTTATACACTTATCAATATTTGCCCCTAATTCATCTTCATCCCGTATGGCAACATATCTGTCTGCATATTTACCAAGGTTTTGTGCCACTGAGGCTTTAATATTTGTGATAATAGAGACTATATCTTGACTTTGGCCACCTTTTCTCACTGCCATAACCGGGGCTTTTGCATTACCCTGGTTAATTTGATTAATAAGAGTTTTTGGGTCCCCTCTCTTTTGATTCAATTGGGGCAAGTCCAATAATAACTTTGCCATTTAATAACCCCCTTTAAAACTCCCTCCTACGTGAGCCGGAATTCCTTCCCCTATTATCATTGTTGTCCCTATATCTGGAAGATTCCTGATTATAAGATTCCCTTCTATTTCCACCACGGTAATATGAGGGTTTATCCTCCTCGTCATCATATTTTGAGGAGTATTCATTATTATTGCGGTAATTATTATCACGTTTGTTATAATAACCATCATCAGATGTTTTCTCTCTACGTCTATATCCGGATACACCTGATTCCTCACTGGGGGTATCACCTTCAAAATGACCATTTGTGAAGTAATAATCCAACTCCTCATAAGTTTTATTCAGAACCAAACCACTTTCAATGGCATCCGGTATATCAAACTGACTCAAATCCCCATCAATTCTGGTATAGCTTACCTCTGATTCAGAAAGTGCCCTAAATACATAATCGGTGTTGTAATCATTTGCATCCCCAATTCGTTCAATCTCCACAACCTGTTTATAAAGCTCTTTAGGATATTCTGTGAGCAGATTTATAAAGGATTGATTTGTGGACAGATTATATCCTCTTTCCCATATCACATATTCATTGGTGTCAAGGTTCAACATGGGTATAAAGAATTTGACGTTTTTCTTACCTTCCCTTGTGGTTCTTCCAAATTTACAAATAGGGCATTGCTGCTTATGAATTCTTTCATCTTTGCTCTCCCCATCGGCGAGACAAAGAACATGTCGACCACGACCCCCCACCTGTAACCAATGTGTCCAAACTCCTCTCAAATCATTTGGGGTATCAATAAGTATTCTCACACGTGCAGTGTCCCCATTTGATTTTAGGGTAAAAAGACCCATGGATTCGTTTGCGTATTCCTTTGCTTCAAGAAAACTAAAATTTGCCATTATATATTCTCCTTAATCATATTGTATGTTATTTAAAATACCAAATTATACAATTTTTTATTACTTGTTAGAACATTTCTTACTCTCTTACGCGCCCAATAAACCTGCGCATTGGATACCCCCAATGACGAAGATATTTCATTATCGGTCATACCATAATATGCCCCAATCAAAACCGCCCTTTCATCATCCTTCCAAATTCCGGTATCAAGTAATGTTTTAAAATTTATATTGAAATCTACCTTTGAGTAATGTTCTGTGCTGTTCAAACTTAATCTGTTAATCATTTTATAGTCAGTTGACACTTCACCATTATTAAAATCTACATCAGATTCATCTAAGAGGGCCTCACACTGTGTAACATTTTTTGTTCTTTCATTTTTTTGTGAAACTGTAATCAACTGTCTTTGCCAGCATAGTGTTAACCAACTTATAAACAGAGAATTGCCGGTCTTGTAAGTGGTTACCGCCCTAAAACAACAATCCAACGATTTACTACCCTTATCTGATGTGTTAATGTTTGGGAACTTTTTAGCTATATTATACATAATTGCAAAATTCTTTACATAAACCCTGGCTAAATCAAAATCACTATGTTCCCTTAAATATCTGTCAACTATGTCCTCATTACTCTCGTCCCTTAACTTTGGTATCCCGGGTCGTGAATCCTGTGATACATAATTGGATAACATGGTGTACGTGCCATACATTTTGGAGTCCCCCTTAGCGTTCATTTTATTAAAAGACATAAAATGGATTCCACACTTTAAGCATGAAACCCATCAAAATTTTTGTATATGTTATGTTGTATCCTAATAGTGCCATTCATCTTCTTTTCTGTACCCCTCTGTTAATGTTTCTAATGTTTGTAATGTTTCTAATGTTTCTTGTTATTTATTATAGAATATATTTACGATAAATTCAATCCCAAAAATGGGAAAATTTCGTTAAAATTTCAATTGATACGCTGGTATTCTTTTCACACCCCAAAATTCTTCCTCAGACAAATCATTAATATCCTTTCCCGTGGGTATGTCCATTACTTCTGTGTTGGGTTTCTTACAAGTGTGCAAAAAGCGTGTTTCACCCTTATACCCTGCTTCATCCGGGTCATAACCCAAAATAAATTTCTTAACCGGTAACCTTTCAATAACCTTTATTTGCTGTGGGGTACCGGTACCCAATAATGCCACCGCAGGAACATGGTATTTCCAGCAAGTTATACAATTAAAAATACTTTCCACTATATACAATTCATCCAAAACATGAAATTTCCCTTGTGAATCTTCCCCAATATCCCAATACTGATATAATTCATATAAACCATATACTGGCTTTATGACATCCATGGGGTAGTGGAATATTTTCCCTTTAACACTTCTTCTTGCGATAAATAATACATTGCCATCAATATCCCTCACCGGGAAGGTAATTGATGGTATTTTAGTTTCCTTACCACTATTTTTATTCTTTAAAATAAAGTTTGGGTCGAAACCCACATCAAATATATCTATTAATTCATCAGTCAAACCACGTTTATACATATATGGGTGTATAACTCTATAGGTATCCAATTCCTCCTCTGTAATATCCAATACCCTCTGTTCTTTGGTTTTTACCTCCAACTGTGGTAAAGAAAATTGAGTTATTTCAAATGCCCGTGTAAAATTTTCAAGTAACCACTGTCTACCATGGAGTCCAAACCTATCCTCAGGATAACCAAGACAATATGAAATCATCTCGGTTATGTCAGTGGTTTCACCACACGCAAAGCAATGAAAGGTTCCTGATGGTATCCTTCTACCGTCCTCAGATTTTTTATCCTTCATGGATATGGTGGCTGACGGTCTTTTTTCCTGCCCATTCTTATGAAATGGACAACATAACTGTAATTCATCCCCTCTTACACGATATTTTGAAAACAACCATCTACCTGTTTTTTCATATACCTGTTGCTTTAAAACCCCAATGATGGTTGCTTCATTTTCAAGTATGGGAAGTCCGTCAATGTAAATCATATATTAAAATTCCCTCTTTCTTCTTGAAGGTCTTTCATTATCAGATTCAGTAGAGGCCCTTTGTCTCCTCTTGTTTAAGGCCCTATCCCCAGGGGTACCAATATTATCCTCCCATGGAACATCACCTGAAGACCGGCCTGCTGGCATTTGATTCCTCCGTCCATTATGTGATTCATTAATTCCCACATAATCATCCCGTTTACTACTTACCTTACCCTTAATAGTGGAGCTTTCAAATTCAAACTTACCATAATTAAGATTTATATTGTATACAAATAACTGACCGTCATTACCGTCTCTGTTTTTCTTTATTTGCATCTCTATTTTATTGTCTCTTTGTCTAATTGCAATAACCTTTGTGGCGGAATGCGAAATACCATCACTATCCCTAATATGTTCAAGTTCTGGTAAACCGTCCTCCTCAGAACTTCTGGATCCACCCCTGTTGGATTGAACACATACAATAACCGGTATCTTTAATTCAACGCTTAGGGTCATTAAATCTTCACTGATATTGGTTAGCATAGTGGTTGTATTATCACCACGCTTTCGCCTTTCATCATCAATATATTTTATTCCATCTATAGCAAGAACATCAAGTTTATTTTGAACAACCCAATTTCTTAATTTTGAAATGGTGACACTATTATTAAAATCCTTCAATGAAGTTACCAGGAAAAAATCCCCTGAATTTGATTGTTCCTTTAAGAAGGTGTCATACTTTGATAGTTCCTCTATGTCATCCGCTATTTTACCACTTTTTAATGAAAAGTTAGAAAACCCACCAGAAATGGAGTCTGCCCTGTAACCAACACTGCTGGCACTCATCTCTGGGCTGACCAACCCAACCCTATTACCACATTTTGCTGCCGACAGCAATGTTCTTAACAAAATCCAAGATTTACCCTGACCGGTCCTACCAAATAGAACGATAAATTCCTCTCCTCTACTCCATCCACCAATTTCGGAATCCAGTTCGTCAAACCCTGTCTTTATGAAATTACCCCTGGTATTATCCCTCTTTTGTATAATGTCATCAAAACGATCACAGGAACCAAGAATTTGAACACCACGATTTTTTGCACCACCAATTATTGGCAATAAATCCAAATCCTGCCTGATTAAGTTTTCTACAATATCGGTTTGACCTGGATGGTTATTTATATATTCTACTGTTTTTACACAAGCCTGATAAATATTGAAACCTCTGTAGAAATGCACCAAGGTTTCCACAAGATATTCATTTGGTTCTTCCACCGGTATTGTTCTAAATTCAGGAAAGACATCTCTTATGGTTACCTCATCAGGTACACAGTTATACCTGTCATAGTGTTCCATAATATATTCAAATTCCTGTTCATAACCCACAAAATACTCAACGGTTAACCCATTTTCCAATACAATGCTTAAATCTTTGGTTTGGATTATACGACTAAGAACCTGAATTACAACTATTTCTAATGTTCGGTTATCGTTCATATGATACCCTCTATGTTCATTAATCTACGAATCTAAATTCTTCGACTTGTTTTATCGTATCCTGGACTTGCTTATTTTCAAAAAATAAAGCATCTTGTAAAGTGGTTTGAACTATTTTTGAATTATAAAAACAGTTCCTCATTTCCATGTGTCTTTCCAATAATAAATTATATGGGGCCCTTGATACAATCAAGTTTGAATAACCCTGGACTGTTCTTTCACATAAAATACCCCAAATATCCTCTAAAGTTATATTTTTATT